TGCAATGACATCTGGAGGTATTGACAATATGGAAAAATACCAATATATGTTAGGACAAATACGAACTTATCAGTATTTATTACAGGAAATATCCACCCTGCTAAAAACAAAGGAGCAAAATGACAGCGAAGGAACAATTATCAGCATCAAATCAAAAGATAGTTCTACCAAATAAAGAACTAGTTGGTGTTGAAAAAGAAAAGAAAAAAGAAATCAACGAAAACTCTAAACTACCAGAACCAACAGGTTGGAGAATTTTAGTTTTACCTTTTAAACAAAAAGAAAAAACTAAAGGTGGTTTAATATTAGCAGACGAAACAGTAGAACGATCGCAAGTAGCATCGACTTGTGGTTTAGTTTTAAGAATGGGACCTCACTGTTACGATAAGGATAGATACCCAGAGGGTCCTTGGTGTAAAAAAGGTGATTGGATTATCTTTGCAAGATATGCTGGATCACGAATTAGAATCGATGGGGGTGAGATAAGACTTCTAAATGATGATGAAGTTTTAGCGACCGTGGAAAACCCTGAAGATATATTCCACGAATTTTAACAATCATAGGAGAAACTATGCCAGAAGAAAATAAAGATATGGTAGATATAGATACTTCAGGACCTGAAGTAGAAGTAGAATTACCACAAGAGAAAGAGGAGAATCAAGATGAAACAAATCTTAAAGACGGTGGTGTCGCCGATAGTGCACCTGCGGAACCTGTTGAGCAGCCTGATGTTCGAAATGAAAAGAACGAAGGCGGTGAGGTTACACAGGAAGCTGACAAAAATGAAGGTGATAAACAACAAGACAACACTAAAGAAGTTGAAGAATATTCTGAGAGCGTCAAAAAAAGAATAGCTAAACTTACTAAAAAAATGCGAGAAGCAGAAAGGCAAAGAGAAGAAGCTTTGCGTTATGCTGATAGTGTTAAAAGGGAAAGAGATGAGTTTAAGACTCAAGCTAATACTTTGGATAAAGACTATACGACAGAAATGGAGAATAGAATATCTGGACAGTTAGCTGCTGCACAAGCTAAGCTTACAGCTGCAAGACAAGCAGAAGATCCAAAAGCTGAAACAGAAGCTTTAACAGCAATCTCACAATTAGGTTACGAACAAGGTAGACTAGCCGAACTTAAAACTCAAAATGAAATGAGAGAAAAGGCAGCTAAAGAAGAACCAGTTCAACAACAACCAACGACACAACAACAACCAACACAAGCGCCTGATCCAAAGGCCGCCGCATGGGCAGAAAAAAACGAATGGTTTGGAACAGATTCAGCCATGACTTATACTGCTTTTGATCTTCACAGGAAAATCACAGAAGAGGAAGGTATTGATCCTAAATCTGATGAATATTATGAGGAAATTGATAAAAGAATAAGACTTGAATTCCCCCATAAATTTGATAAAACTGTAAAACAACAGACTAGTAAACCTACACAAACCGTTGCCTCTGCAACGCGTAGTCCAAAGACTGGTCGCAAAAGTGTGAGACTCACGCCTTCTCAAGTCGCAATAGCGAAAAAATTAGGTGTGCCACTAGAAGAATATGCGAAACAACTTATGAACACGAAGGAGGCATAAGCATATGGAAAATAATAAAACGCCAAATCGTGCGAGTCAAACGAGCAAAAGTGATTCAACAAAAGTTGAGACACAAGCAAAATCGGTAGCTCCAAAAGAGAGACCAAAAGTTTGGACTCCACCATCGTACTTAGATACGCCCAACGCGCCAAATGGATTTAGACACAGATGGGTCAGGACAGAAATCCTAGGGTTCGTCGATACTAAAAATATACAAGGTCGATTAAGATCTGGTTATGAATTAGTAAGAGCAGACGAATATCCCGAAGAGGACTTTCCCACAGTCGCAGATGGCAAATACGCAGGGGTGATCGGGCACGGAGGCCTTGTGCTGACAAGGGTACCAGAAGATCTCGCACAGCAAAGATCTGAATATTATATGCGTCAAGCAACAGATCAACAACAAGCTGTAGATGCCGAGCTTCAGAAGGAACAGCATAAGAGTATGCCTATCAATGTAGATAGAAATACTCGTGTAACCTTCGGTGGCAAGAAAAGTTAGAATTTTTTAACAGTTCAAACCAGCGAATAAATTAAACCGTACTGGAGGCCCTTCGGGGCAGGTACATAAGGAGTAATGACTATGGCTAACGCGTCAACAACAGGGTTTGGATTCAGACCCATAAAAAAAGTTGGTCAGACAGATAATAACGCTGGACTAGGTGAATACTCAGTAGCAGCTTCTTCTGCATTAATTTCGCACGCATCAATGGTGCAATTAACAGCAGATGGAGTAATCCTAAAATCAGGAAATACTACTGCGAATAATCTAGGAGTGTTAAACGGTGTATTTTTCACCGATGCTGATACCAACAAACCAACGTTTGCAAACTTTTCCAAAGCAAGTAACACTGCTACGGATATAACTGCATTCGTAAACGACGACCCAAGACAAGTATATGATGTCATGTCTGCGGACACTGCATTCAACCAAAACGAAGTAGGTGGATGTGCTGACCAGGTCGACGCTGACGGAAGTTCTCCGTTGTTTATTTCGAAATCAAAAATTTCGGCAACAACAGGTGCTTCTATAGCGCAACTTAAAATCATCGGAGTTTCTAGAGATCCTGATCATTCTGATACAGCTGCTGAGGGCTTCGCTCTTAGAGTTACGATCAATGAGCATATCTTAGGAAACAACGTGGCCGGAATCTAATAGGAGGATAACAACATGGCGATATCACGTAATCAACTAGTCAAAGAACTAGAGCCAGGTTTGAATGCCCTATTCGGCCTGGAGTATCAACAGTATGACCAAGAGCATGCTGAGATATACACAACTGAGTCATCTGACAGAGCTTTCGAAGAGGAAGTAATGTTATCAGGATTCGGTCAAGCTAAAGTAAAACCGGAAGGATCTAGCGTAGAGTTTGATAGAGCTCAAGAAACTTTCACAGCAAGATACACACACGAGACTATAACTCTCGGGTTTGCAATCACTGAGGAAGCAATTGAGGATAACTTATACGATAGACTTGCTTCTAGATATACAAAAGCATTGGCAAGATCTATGGCTCAAACAAAACAAATCAAAGCTGCTTCTCCATTGAACAATGGATTTGGAACTTTCAAAGCTGGTGATGGCAAAGAATTATTTGCTACTGATCACCCAACTGTTTCAGGTACATTTTCAAATGAGTTGACAACTCCAGCAGATTTAAACGAAACTTCATTAGAGCAAGCAATGATTGACATTGCAGCACTAACTGATGAAAGAGGTTTAAAAATTGCTGCAAAAGCTACGAAGATGATTATTCCATCAGCGTTACAATTCACAGCAGAGAGATTAATGAAATCTCAGCAAAGAGTTGGAACTGCTGATAATGACATCAATGCATTAGCGAGCATGGGAATGGTTCCAGGTGGTTATTCAATCAACCACTTCTTAACTGATCCAGATGCTTTCTTTTTGATCACTGATGTTCCTAACGGAATGAAACATCTTGAAAGAGCTCCATTAACTACAAAAATGGAAGGCGATTTTGATACTGGTAATGTTAGATACAAAGCTAGAGAAAGATACGTATTTGGCGTATCTGACCCTAGAGGTATCTATGGTTCACCAGGTGCTTAATAAATAATTTTGTGGCGGACACTGTTCCGCCACAATTTAAAATTAGAAAGGAAAAATGCACCTCAAGAAATTCAGAGTTCAAATATTTGCATATCAAATGCATGGTGATTTTATTATATCTTCTTTAGATGGTCCACTAGACATAGAAAATGCCATAGTTGACAAGCTAGGAAAAGGTGATATAAAATGGGAACATCTTGGAGAAATGAATGATCCAAGAGTAAAGAGAATAACTTATGAGGAAGTTATCGATGCAACAACATCTAGAGACTCTGTATCAACAGAAAAGGGGTCTAGACCTAGAGTGGGAGCAGGAACACCTTAAAGAGGGTAGATATACTCTCAATATGGTTAAGATTGACAGAAAAGTTAGAGATGTCATTAGCCATATAAAGATTGCAGAGGCCAAAAGAGAGCATCTGTTAAATAAGGTAGAAGACGCTGCACCCGAAGTTTCAGTAGCTACTTAATAAAAAGCTACATCGTTGGAAAAATCCAATCCACACTGTAGGCTCTCTTGCACTCTACTTAAATCTACTATATAAACTAATCACTATACAATTAATCAGAACGTAGACGAGTATAGTCGACGGCCTAGAGACTGCGTTCGAAAAAACTAGGAGGATAATACTATGGCAAATACTACGTTTCAAGGACCGGTACGATCGGAAAACGGTTTTAAAACAATCGTTAAAAGTGCATCTACTGGTGCTTTAACAAATGAGATGACTTTTTCTCAATACACTGCAACAGTAACTGTTGCTAATGGTGACACTACAGGAAAAGAATCATCAATCGGAATACCGAGTAACTTCATACCTATGGGTGTAACAATAGCTGTAACGACTGCAGCTACTAATTCTGTTACTTTAACTGATATTGGAACAGATGCAGATACTGATGGTTTCGTAGATGGAATCTCACCTGCAATTAACTCAACTGGTTTCAAAGGATTTTTCCCATGCAATGGAGTTTTAGGAATGTCTGGTGGAACTACAACTGCATCAACCGAAACAGCTGATGAAGTAGAAGTTGTTGTAAGTGGTGATCCAGGAGCATCTGGTGTAACAATGGTTTTAAAATTTATTGGTATATCAAGCTCTTCTGACGCTAGTTAATAAATAATTTGTGGGGCTTCGGCCCCACATAAATTTTTAAGGAGAATATTATGGCAGGCGGTGGATCATTTTCAAGTGACCAAAAGTTTACGACACTAACAGCTGATGGAAGATTTAAAACTATAACAGGTGGAAGTGTAAATTTAGGACCATGCAGAGTAACTTATATCATGGCTCATGGTGGATCAGACTGTTTGGTAAAACTACATGACGGAACAGACGCTACAGGTTCTTTAGAGTTTCAAGCTAAGTTTAGTTCTGAAGGTTTAGATGTATTTGTTCCTGGTTCTGGTATAAGGTTTAGAACAGGAGTCTATTTAGATTTAACTACAACAGACTCTGTAACAATAGGATATACGGGATAATGAAATCAGACGTAAAAGCAGTTAGAAAAAGTTCAACAGGTTCTGTATTTGCAGGAAGAACTAGATTAAGAGGAATTATTTTAGCCTCATCTGGTTCTGCAGGTTCAGTTACTTTACAAGACGGAAACTCAGTAACACAATTTCAAGTTGATGTTCCAGCAGGAGATGTATTTGCATACAATCTTGCAGAAGATGGAATTGTATTTGATGGTGGAATGACTGTTTCTGCTCTTTCAAATGCTACTGTAACTGTTATTATAGATAAGTAGGAGGCTAAATGGCTAACACTACCTCTGGAACTCAAGTTTTTGAAAAAAATTTTTCTATTGATGAAATAGTAGAAGAATCTTTTGAAAGAATGGGTATTCAAAATGTATCTGGATATCAGTTAAAAACTTCTAGAAGAACTTTAAATATTATGTTTCAAGAGTGGGCCAACCGTGGTCTTCACTATTGGGAAGTAGAAAACACATCTATAACATTAGCAACTGATCAAACAGAATATACTATATTTAGATCTTCCGCAGAAGGAGCATCTAATGGAGTTACTACAACTTTATCAGCAGGTATAAATAGTAGCGTAACAACTATACCTCTTACGGCTGTAACAAATATGCCATCGTCTGGTAAAATTAAAATTAATGATGAAGTAATTTCTTACACAGGAATATCATCTTTAAATTTAACAGGTGCAACAAGAGCAGCTGATGATACAACAGCAGCATCACATAGCAGCAGTGATGCAGTTACTAATTTTGTAAATGGAGCTGATGATATATTAGAAGCTAGTTTTAGAAATGATAGCAGCATAGATGTGCCTTTAACAAAAATAGCAAGATCTGCATATCAAGCTTTATCAAATAAAACTTCTACAGGTCAACCATCACAATATTTTGTACAAAGATTCATAGATAAAATTACAATCAATTTATATTTAACACCTGGATCAACTGAGAATGGTAAATTTTTAAATTTCTTTTTTGTAAAAAGAATACAAGATGCAGGTGCATATACAAATGGAGCAGATGTTCCGTATAGATTTGTACCTTGTATGGTTTCAGGTTTAACATATTATTTATCTCAAAAATATGCACCACAAAGATCACAACAATTTAAATTATTTTATGAGGATGAATTCCAAAGAGCTTTATCAGAAGATGGGTCATCTTCTAGTACATTTATTACACCTAAATCTTATTTTACGGAGACTAATTAATGGCTGTTGGTAAGTATTCAAAATTTATATCCGACAGATCTGGCATGGAATTTCCGTACAAAGAAATGGTTATAGAATGGAACGGTGCTAGAGTTCATACTTCAGAGTATGAAAAAAAACATCCACAGCTAGAACCAAAAAGATTTGTAGCGGAACCACAAGGTTT